GGACTTCCATAGAGGCCCAATAATGACCGGCTTTTTCTTTGTCTTTGTTGAAGTTGCCCCAAACTGTGAAGGCATCAGGCTTGCGATCAGGCATTAGTTCTGTTGAAAAATTGAGAGACGATGGAGAAAAGGGCCGGGTTAATTACGCCTTCATGGTTTCGGTCTGCATAGTGTTGCAGCTGTTCTGACAGGCGTTCGTCTAGCCGGACCTGGAAGTGACGATGCGAACGCTTGGCGTCCGCTTTGTCTTGCCAATTTTTTTGGTTGGGCATTACAGCTTAGCGTTGCTCGTACTCCCCCACATTATCTTGAATCCATTTTTCATGTTTCTTGCTTGTGATCAGGGGGGCAATTTTTGCGTCTTTGCTTAGATTGAAGTGGCTACGGAATGCTTCAATAAACATGTCGCGGTTGGAAGCGGGCATGTCGCTGATCCATTGCAGAAGCAGTTTACGCTCATCTTCTGAAAGCGGCTGATCTTCTGAGTTGACGTCTTTGACTTTAGGGGCTGGTGCTTGATTGCGTTGTGTTTTGGCATCTGATTTTTCGTCAGCAAAATCACCATCAACATCCATGTCAGCTGTCAAGCCAAGGATTGAAAGCAGGCTGTATCGTCGAGAATACGTGCAACTACCGCCCCAATCGTGCAATGGATTTTTCCCGCGTCCTGCGACAACCATGGGCAATCGACTGACGAGCTTAGCCCCGCTGATATGGAGCAGTTGAGTGATGAGGACCGGATTGTTGTCATGGCTGCTTGGCTCAAAGCCTTGCGAGATAACCAATCCATTTTTGAGCAGATGCGGCGTAACAGTTGAAAGAACTGTTTCAAGATCTGCAAACTTGCCGTACTGTGCAGAGGCAGTCTTGTTGATGGGCGGAACTGTTTTGTGAAATTCCACCAGTGCTTCAATTAAGGGCTGTAACGGTGATGATGGCGCAGGGTTGTTCTCGATCATTGGCGTAGCGTTTGTGTGCAATGAGGCTGATTACCTGGGCATCATCGTTGTAGAGAATGCCACTTGAAAGACTATCGAGGACGCTACGGCTTAGTTTGTCAACGTCGCCGATGCGTGCTGTGCAATGGGCAGGGGCTTTGGGTTTTAGCTGTCCGTTAGTTCGGAAGTGGTTTTTAGGCCGTGCAAAAACAAACGTGACTGACAAAAAAATAGCCGCGTCCATGTTGGCATACCAGCCCTCTGGCCGCAACTCAAGTGCCGTGTGCTTGACGTCAAGACGCCATGGCTTGCATCGTTGTGATGACTCCACCATGACGCCGTTGCCGACATGACGCTTGCTGCCTTGCGGCGCAGGCTTGCCCAGTACAGTAAACGTAAAGGTGTTACTGGATTGGCGACAGCTGGCTGTAGGCTCGGTCAATGGCTGAATTCAGGAGAGCCTGAGCAAGTTTGGTTGCGCTCAGTTTAGGCTGCTCGAATTCAATGAACTCACCGGCAATCGACACGTTAGTCATGTTGCCTTTGGTTGCCTCTGAAATTTTGTTGAGCTTGTCAGCGTGGACTGGGTCGAGAGTGATTGAGACTGATTTCATTTGAGGGAGTCGCAAGCTTTTTGAATGCCAGCTTGGCAGTCGCGGGCAGTCAGTTGATCAAGGGTGCTGGTCATGGAGTACCAAAAGGCACCGCCTAACAGCAGAGCAAACGCAATCGAGATGATGGCGTTTGCTTTGAAGCTGCTGCGCTCAGGATCGTAAAATCGTGAACGCAGCTTGGAAGTTGAGTGGGTTTTCACGAGCCAAAGAGGTGTGCTCAAACGCATGATGACATGGGTGGTATGCCATGTCAACCAATGCGCTCTAGTTTTTCGAGGATTGCCCTGCGAGCCCAAGCGGTCACAGGGATGTCAAGCTTTGCAGCTTCTGCTTTGCACCGCTCCAAAAGGTCTGGCTTGAGGGTGACGGATAGCATGTGACGGCGCTTGAGTTCACTCATTTGGCTCAACAGATGTAATCGTTTCTGAACTTTCGCGTAATTTTTTGCGAGATTCATGATATTTACGCAACCCTTCAGGGTATTCACCTCGCGGCAAGTGATTTGCTCTTGTCTTGTATCTTGGCAACGTTTTGTCTAGACGGCGCAAAAGTTTAGGGTAATCTTTTGGGTCGTCTTCTTTGGAACGTGTATTTGCAAGCTGATTTGTCACCGCTGCCACCACCTCTCTCATTTGCGACAGCATTTCTTCTGTCATTAGTTGAGCGTATGTGTGCTCTCTTCGGCCTGTTTCTGGATTTATTTTGTTTATTTCTTTTAATTTCTCATAAATAGGTTCAGGCAATCGGTGGTAAACAAGTTCGGCTAAGCATACAGCGGCATAGGAGTCGTATCCAACACATCTCCCCGTAACACGGGCAAAGTGTTTGTTGAATTGATTGCCAAATAAGGGGAAGTGTTTGCCTGCCTCTAAACGTATCGACCAATCAATCAATCTCTGATCTGTAGACCTGCTGTCTTGCACCCCAAACGCTTCTTGATAGGTGCGTTCCAGTGAATGGACAGCAGAGAGACCAAGCAGCTCAAGCGCCGGTTTGGCGTACTTGCCGCCACTTATGGCAACTTGCTTCCAGGCCTCAACCACCATTGGCAGGTTGATGGTGTAAATCTTTGCGGCGCCATGGTATTGAACGCCTGGGCATCGAACGGGTACAAGCACGGAATTTTGGTCCCGGCACATTTCGCCCTCTGCCGTGTCAGATCCATGTTGCTGCAAGGGATTTGGATCAAGGCAGAACAAGCCCGTATTTTCATCCTGAGCAGACGTGAGCATTCTGCTTATCAATTTGGAGTTTTCGGCGCCCAGGGCTTTTTCAGTGCTGTTTACGGACTGACGGAATTCGCCATTTTCGAGCATGTAGCCATCCAATTCGATTGGACCGAATTGAATTTTCTTGGGATAGGCGACGACTGGCTTTTGATCGCCTGCAAGGTCTTTGAGTGTTGGCAAGAGAATTAAATGCAACGCTGTAAGCATTGCAGCAGTGCTGCAAAGCGTCAAGCGCTCTTCTTTTTTGCTTTACCCTTCTGCCGTTTCGGCTTGGCAGCTATCGCATCAACAGTCTCCCGATAGCCAGGAGACTCAGGCACCCCTGCCTTACGCAGGATCTCTGTCCAGTTCACGCCGTCAGTCTGCTCAGCATCGCTGCTTTCACGCCAAATTCGCTCCTAGGTCTCCCTTGCTGACGTGGTTTTTCAACCCAACCCCACTGGTCATCAGGCACCACAACCTCAGCAGTCGCGAAGACGTGGTCACAGGCTTTGCATTGCCGCCGTCTGCTAATCACTTCAGAGGTTGTATGGCGCGACTCCAGGACACAAATCCACGTTGTGCCACATTTGGGACATTTCATGCTGCAAGGTCACCAGCTGGGTTGAGTTGCCTGAAACCGACCCCACTGCTCCTCCCATTCCGCAATCGCTGTGTCCACATCCGTGAAAACGCAGCGTGTGCGCTCTGGGCCGCAAATGACGGTCACCACATCAGTGACCATCGTTCGATAGGGGCTGCCAGCCAGGAAGCTTGCATAGGCTCCCAGCTGAGCTATCGCCGGTTTCCGGCTTGATACACCCTTTCTACTAGAGACCGTCTTCAGATCGCCGAGGATCAGGCGGTTCTTATCCTCTATTAAAAAATCGAACGCACCAGCAACCCGCTTCACTCTGTCGCAGATTGGCGTTTCTGTTGCAATGGTCTTGACGTTTTTGAACAGATCATCAGCCAGCAGCGGCTCAACCCATGCTGTCCACTTGTCATCGTAAATCGATCCTTCTCCGTTCAAGAATTGATCGAGGACACGATGGATCGTATCTCCTCTTACTTTCCAACCATCTTCACCATCTTTTGTGCGTTCGATAGCAGCTCGCTGAGCAGGCGACATGTCCCACGACAGAACCTGGCTCACGCTGTATGGAAGCCATTCTCCGTCCAACATGTATCTGTGATGATGGTCGCCGTAGAAGATCAGGGCAGGATCAGGCTGAAACATGAGGGTTGCAGACGTGGGCGCATCGTGGCACACTCGTGACGCAACAGCAACCATTTGTGTGACGTCACTACACGTCCGAATCAGCCCAGATCAGCTCCAATGGCTCGAATCACAGACCAGACCATTCCACAACAAGTCAGCCGTCATCAGGGATCTCATCGAATCCGCGATGCAAGGGGTTGACGGGGTGGCTAAATTAGCCACGTGCTCTGCTGGTGCGGAACCACCACAAGGTAACCTTGGCCCTCTCACAGGTAATAAGCCTTCGCTGAAGCAACTTGAAGCCAAAGCACAGGTTCTAGAGTTGCAGCAGCAACCTCTCAAGGAACCGGCTGTTCCGTCTTCTGCCCATTCTATTAACCACGAAAAAAAACATAATGTTATAAAATCGCCAGAAAAGGCGAGAAAACCGCGTGCAAAAAACACGAAGGGTACGCCTGAGTTCGAGGCATTCTGGAAGATCTATCTGCGCTGTCGCCATCGCGCTAATGGTCAATCAAAACCAAAAGCTTTCACTGTTTGGCAACAGCTTGTTCCTGAACATCTCACAGCTGACGACTTGACCCGTGCAATCGAGCAAGCGGTCAACGACATTGAATCTCGTCAGGCACTGGGTGAGTTTGCATCGCCCTTGCCTGATTGTTTCAGATGGATGAGAGATGAGTGCTACGCCGTCTACCTTGAGGATCATGAGCCGATGAAAACCAAGCCGTCCTGGAAACTATGAAGTTGTTTGAACCTGAAGCCGCTGAGCACTTTGTGTTCGCTGTCGTGCCTCTGAACGCCAAACACACTGATTTGCCCAGTTTCAAGGCTGTCCGTGCTGGAGACGTGGAGTCTGCTTTGAACCAGCTAGATGGCCGCGTAAGGCCTGCTGCACCGCATTGCATGGGGCGTTACGACCATCTGGGTCGTTACGCCACATACTGCCCTCCTGTGGACGGCATAGCGCCTGGCAGGTTCATCCTGCATCCGCATGCAGATGCCGAATACAAAGCCAGCCGTCCGTACTGATGAAAAAACTCTATGATCTAAATTCAGTGATTGCCACTTTGCGACGTGGAATTGTCAAGAATTATTGGACCCTTGAAGATCTTGATAATCCACCGCAAGGATATGCCGGTAAGATAGAAAGCTATCGCAATTTGTTGCGAGAGCAGAAACAGCCGGAACGCGTGGAGGCAAGTCCTAGCCCGCGTGATTTTATTGCACCTTCTGAAACAACGTTTGATTTCTGATGTCTAAAGGCCCGCGTATCGAGTTTCGTGTTAGTGAAGAAGAGCGGCAAAGGTTGGACCTTGAGGCAGTCGCGCATCAGTGTTCACGGCCTGAGCTAATCAGAAAGCGTGTGTTTGCCAAAGAGGCGCCTGCTGAAGCACCTCAGCAGTTGCGTGGTGGGCGTGATGCGATTGATAGAGCCATCACAGCGGTGACGCGGCAGTACAGCGGGATACCACGGCATCACCTGGAACCTATTGTCTGCACTGTGATCTGTGCGCTGGCTGCTGATGGTTGACAGGTGGTATGCCAGATGTTAGTATGTCGTCACGGGGAGAGATCCCCGCGCACCTCGCAAACTAAATCATGGGACGCATCGCGGATCAACTCACTGAGCTGATCAAACGCATGGAGGAGTCAGATCGACGCCTGCAGAAGTTGCACGACGATCACGTCGATGCAACGAAAACATTTCTCGATGATCTCAAAAAGATCAACGAGGAAGACTGACTACCAGGGCCCTTCGGGGCCCTTTTTTGTGCCAATTTGCAAGCTGGCCTGCACTATTGACAGTGGTATGCCATCTGTGTATATTAAAGGAGTCAGGGGGAGACCCCGCACCTCACCTCAAAACAATGTTCCAGCGCATCTTCGACACCGAGACTTTCAACCCTGCTCTTGGTTTTGCCACTTGCCTCGAAGAAAACGTCGAAACCATCGGAGCTAAAGGCGGCTTCTTCATCGAAAAGGTGACCGTTCGCAAGGCAGCAACTAACATCGGCAACACCTGGACCAAGCACGTTGAAACCCGTTTCGTGCTACGCGACATGGCCACCAACGAGCTTCAGATCAGCGGCACCCTTGATCGATGCTTTGCCCACATTGACGCCAAGCTTCTTGCCGCCTGATTCACTTAGGCCCTGGAAACAGGGCCTCAATCACCTCACCTCAATCACCATGGACTGGCACAACCAATCCCTCTCAATCTTTGAAGCCTTTCAGCGCTATCAAGACGGCCTTCCTGACGACAGCTTCTTCAAGCTCCCTGACCCAAAACCTCCCGCCTACTACATCCAAGCATTTTTTGACGGCGACTTAGCTTGGACTGAATACGCATACAATGATCGCGAACTCCAAGACCTCAAAGACGATGCCGTCTCATGCGGCTTTACCTTCACCGTTGAAGAGATAAATTAACCACACGTCGGGGTGCCTGATGCCGTTTCCCCGAAAACGGCTGAAAGCTATACAACACCCTCACGGCCCGAGGGAAAAGCAAGGCGGGAGAGGTGCCCGATCAATACCCCGACTCAATCCCATCCCATCCCATCGCATCTTCTCCATTCATGTCTGTTGACTACGTGCCTTGCACTTTTGCAAGACCTGCTGGATCAAGACCTGATCTTGCAATTCTCTACGTTGCTGAAAATCACAAGCTTGCGGGTGAGACTGTCATCTGTACGCTCGCGAAAAGTCAGCAATGGATTACACAACTTGAAGAAGGTCAAGTTGTTTTGGTTCGTGATCGTCTTCGCAAAGGCAAAGACAAAGATTACCTTGGCGACGCTTTAGCCAACAACAGACAACCCCTGTATAGCAAAAAATCAGAAGCTGTCGTACAAACAAAAATTGAACTAAAAGAGCCTGATGATTCAACGGACTCTGAATTGACCAGTGGTTTCCGAAGGATCGACACGTACTTAGAGCTACCTAAAGACATCAAAATCTTTGAAGCTCTTGCTTCTCGCTGCAACAACAAAGAAGCTGCTCATTTGCTGCTTTCTTATGGAATCAGTTGTCTGCCGCACAAAGCCCAAAGCATGAGCGGCGAAGACTTGTATTCTCTGCTGTTCTAATCCAAGGGGCAGGCAGGTTTTCATCGGGGCCTGCTGTAAGTCCCCTTTTTTGACACAAAGGACTTGGCCAAATGTCGATTGACGATTCCCTTCGCGCTCAGCAGCGCCAAAATGAACTCGACGCTATCCAGCGCTATGAGCAGCACCTCTCAGCCCTCTACGCCCAATCCAAAAATCCTTCCCCTCCCAGATGGCTCAGTCCAGATCACAGTCGGCAACTACAGAGGCATTGTCAGCTCGATGCACTTGATTGAACCCAAAACCAACCAGCTCCAAGCCTACTGGCGCAAAATGCACCAACACACGCATCTGTAGGCTAAACTCACACCAACTGCCCTGTAGCGTTGGCATCTATATCTGATCTAAAATCTGATCACAAAAATGCAAGGCGTCGCACAGATCGTTCCTCTGACTTAATTAAGGAATCGCTACAACGCTACGGCGCAGCACGTTCTATCGTTATTGACGAAGAAAATCGCATCCTTGCTGGCAACGGCACTATTGACGGAGCAAAAGCTGCAGGTATTCGCCGCGTTCGTATCATCGAGTCAGAAGGCGATGAGGTCATCGCTGTTCGTCGCACTGGCCTTACAGAAGAGCAAAAGGTCGGCCTAGCTCTTGCTGACAACCGAACCGCTGATCTCAGCGAGTGGGATCAGGAGATGCTGCACCGCCTCTCTGAGGAGCACGATCTCGAACCCTGGTTCGATCAAGACGACCTCAACGAACTCCTAGCCGTTACCGAACTCGAACCCGAAGAAGGCAACACCGACCCTGACGACGTCCCTGACGCCCCAGAAGACCCCATCACCAAACCAGGGGACCTTTGGATCCTTGGTAACCACCGTCTCCTATGCGGCGACTCAACCAACCCGCAGCATGTCGAACGCTTGATGGACGGCAAAAAGGCGGACATGGTCTTCACCGATCCGCCGTATGGAATGAACCTAGATACTGACTACTCAAAAATGGGGACTTCAACCAAGTCCTACAAGCCTGTCCACGACGACGACAAACCTTTTGACGCTGGCGCAATGATGCGCCTTCTTCCATCCCCTATCTGGTACATCTGGGGCGCAGACTATTTCTGCAACTCTATTCCTATCTGGGATCAAGGCTCCACTCTCGTCTGGGCAAAGGCTCATTCTGAAGACGAAAACAAGGTCTACGGCTCCTCCTTCGAGCTGTGCTGGCGATACCCCAAAGCCAAGAAAGAGCTGTGGTTCGTCCGTCGCATACACATGACTGACGAGCATCTAAAGGCACACCCAACCCAGAAGCCCTGCGAACTTCCTGTCCGCGCAATCGAGAAGGACAGCAAGCCCGGTCATTTGATTGTCGATCTTTTCGGCGGCTCAGGCACCACCCTCATTGCCTGCGAGAAAACCTCACGCCATTGCTGCATGATGGAACTCGACCCCGCCTATTGCGATGTCATCGTCAAGCGCTGGGAAGACTTCACCGGCAACACCGCCATTTGTCATCCTTCTGCGGCACACTTTGATCAGGAGGAGTCTGAGAGCTGATGGGCAAGAAATCGACCAAGATCGAAGTCGATATGCGCGTTAACCGAGTCGCACGCCTATTAGCCAACGGTGCTGTGCGCTCAGACATCGTGCAGTATTGCGCGAAAGAGTGGGACGTTGCCGAGCGTCAGTCCGACACCTACATCGCCAAGGCTAGGGAGATTATCCGCGCTGATTGGGAAAATGATCGCCTCACTTTTACTGCAGAGATTTTGGCTCAGCTTGCCACGCTGCAAAAAGAAGCCCGTAAAACCAACAATCTCAACGCTGCACTGGGCTGCATTAAGACCGCCGCGCAGATTGCCCAGGTGCTGCAGTGAATGGGATCTTGAGCCACATTGCTGGCGGTTCTGTCCTGCGTCGCATTGGTGAGGACAACTCCGAACTCGATGTCGCCAGGCTGCTCAATCGGATCCGTGAGGATCTGCACCCAGGTCAGCGTGCCTTTGTTGATGACCAAAATACAGAAATCATTGGTGTTTCAGCTGGTTATGGCGCAGGCAAAACACGTGCGCTTTGCGCTAAGGCTGTTTTCATGGCTGCTGCTAACCAAGGCTTTACAGGCTGCGTAATGGAGCCTACGGGTCCATTGATCCGCGACATTTGGCAGACAGATTTTGAGAATTTCTTGGAGGAGTACGAAGTTCCGTACACCTTTAGAGCATCGCCGCTCCCTGAATACACATTGCACTTAGAAAAAGACACTAAATTGCTTTGCCGCAGTTTTGAAAATTGGCAAAGAATTATCGGGTCTAATTTTTCGCATATCCTTGCCGACGAAGTGGACGTTGTTTCGCCTGGCATTGCCAACAAAGCATTCCCAAAAATTCTTGGCCGTTTACGTGCTGGCAACGTTCGTCAATTTGCAGCCGTATCAACTCCAGAGGGCTTTCGCTGGATGTGGAACACCTTCGGCACAGAGGAGGCACAGCAGCGCAAAGACCGAAAACTGATTAGGATGCGGACGGCAGACAATCCACATCTGCCCCAAGACTTCATCGAGCGACTCAAAGCAAACTACGATCCCAGCCTTTTACAGGCGTATCTACAGGGCGAGTTTGTTTCACTCACAACTGGTCAGGTCTATGACCGCTTCGACCGGCAGAAACACATCACAACCGATATCCCTGATGTCAGTGCGGAACCACTACGCGTGGGCGTTGACTTCAATGTCGGCAACATGAGTGCAGTCATCGGTGTTCGTCTTGGTAACAAACTTCTCCTGATCGATGAGATCAGCGGCGCACATGACACCGACGCCATGGCTCAAGAAATACGAAGACGATTTCCCGACTCAACTGTCTATGTCTACCCTGACGCATCTGGCGGAAACCGCAGCACAAATGCATCGCGGACCGACATACAGATTCTCGAATCGTATGGCTTCAGCAATCAATCACCGAAAGCAAATCCTCCCATCCGTGATCGGGTGGCTTCTGTTCAGGCTTTGCTGGAAAATGGGAAAGGAGAGGTAAGGCTGCAGGTTGCGGCACAATGCAAGCGAACGATCGAATGCCTTGAACTCCAAAGCTACACAGAGGCTGGTTTGCCTGACAAAGATGCGGGGTATGATCACATGAATGACGCCCTTGGCTACCTTGTCTACAGGGACTTCAGCATGCTGCATGCGCGTGCTGGACGTGGTACAGGCATCAGGCTTTACTAAACTGCAGGCATTGGGCGGGTTTTAGCTGTGTATTCAAATCTCTCCAGTGGTCGGCAGCGTGTTGGCAACGTCACTCAGGTGAACGATCCCAGCACTGCTTGGACACACATGGAACCCCACTGGGGTCTGATTGAAACACTGCTGGGCGGAACGTACAAAATCCGCAAGGGCCATCGGAAGTTTTTGCCGCAGGAACCGCGAGAACAAGACTTCAGCTACGACAACAGGTTGCAGCGTTCAGTCTTGGCGCCGTATTACGTCAGGCTGGAGCGGATGCTGGCTGGGATGCTGACGCGCAAGCCTGTGCGGCTTGATGATGTATCTGATCAAATCCGAGAACAGCTGTTTGATGTAGATCTGCAGGGGAATGATCTAAATACGTGGTTATACAACACCAGTCGGATTGCATTGAGATATGGTCACGTTGGTGTTTTAGTTGATGCGCCTAAGGCTGGTGACAATGGTCGGCCATACTGGGCAACATATTCACCGCGTGACATTATCGGATGGCGCTCTGAAATTGCTGATGGCAAGCAACAGCTGACTCAGTTGCGGTTGACTGAAAAGATTATGATTCCCGACGGTTTATACGGGGAAAAAGAAATCGAGCAGGTGCGAGTGCTAACGCCTGGCGCGTTTGAGATCCACCAAAAGGATCAGAAAGGTGATTTCCGTGTTGTTGATGAAGGGCGCACAAGCCTTAGCGAGATTCCGTTCAGTGTGGCTTACTCGAACCGCACTGGTGTTCTCGAATCAATCCCACCGCTTGCTGATATTGCTGAGTTGAACCTGCAGCATTATCAAGTCCAATCAGATTTAAGCAATCAGCTGCACATCTCAGCTGTGCCAATGTTGGCAATTTTTGGATTCCCGCAGTCTGCCGAAGAGATCAGTGCAGGACCAGGGGAAGCTTTAGCCTTGCCAGAAGGCAGCTCTGCTCAATACATTGAGCCAGCAGGCAACAGCTACGACGCGCAGTTCCGCAGGCTTGAGCAGATTGCGGCACAAATTAATGAGCTTGGCCTAGCTGCTGTGCTTGGTGCCAAACTTGTTGGTGAAACAGCAGAAGCGAAACGCATCGATCGCAGTCAGGGTGACAGCACCATGATGGTTGTGGCGCAGCAGATGCAAGACATGATCGACAACTGCTTGCGTTTTCATGCAGATTATCTGCAAGAGCGGAACGCTGGCAGCAGCCTTGTGAATCGTGACTTCATGGGTTCTCGCTTGGAGCCGCAAGAGATCCAAGCGTTGCTGCAGCTGTACACGGCAGGCACGATCACACAGGAAACGCTGTTGCTACAGCTAGAAGCTGGTGAAGTGCTGGGGGATGACTTTGATGTTGAGCAAGAGTTAGAGGCCACGCAAACTGGCGGTTTAATTGAAATGAATCAGCCTGAGCCAACACCTGAACCTGAGCCAGAAGACGAAACTACGATGCCTGAAGCAGTTGCGGAGGAGAATGATGAATCATGAGCACCCCTGCAGAGCTTTACCGCAATGCAATCGACCTTAATCGTTTTAGCAATAGTGTTGCTAAGCGAATTGTCATTGCATATAACGATCTTATTTTGGATGCTGTCAATCAGCTGCGTGGGCTTGATGAGTTTGATGCGTCTGCGAAAGCTACACGGCTTCGGGCGATTCTGGCGCAGCTGAAGCAGTCGCTAGATGGATGGGCTGGGACTAGCACGCTTGCCGTTGTAGAGGATATGCAAGGGTTAGCGGTTTTGCAATCTGAGTTCGTTGAAGATCAACTACGCAGGGCATTGCCGATTGAGTTGCGCGATCAAGTTCGTAGCGTGCAGATTAGTCCGCAGTTTGCTCAGTCTGTTGCGACTGTTGACCCTACAGCAATCAATGTCGTTGCATTGAGCGATGACCTGCAAGCTGCTGTCACTGGTGCGCCTGCGACGTTTCAACTTACGGCGACACAAGGAACGGCGATCACATTGCCAAATGGCAAAGTGTTGAACAAGTCATTTCGTGGGCTAGCGGAAGCGCAGGCTGATTTGTTTGCAAAGACTGTGCGAAATGGAATGTTGACGGGTGAGACAACAGACAAGCTTGCACGTCGCCTGAAGGGACGGCTGAAGTTTGGAGATTTTGGGCCATTGTCTGTTCGCCAACTTGCTCAGGCTGGAGGCGAGCTGACGACAGTTGCCAATCATCAGGTGATGGCATTGGTTCGGACCAGCTTGAATCAAGTTGCGAATGCGGCAAGCCAGCAGGTCTACCAGGCTAATCAGGATGTTACGAATCGTTACCGTTACGTGGCGACGTTGGACAGCAAAACATCCCCGATCTGTCGCGCTTTAGATGGTCAGGAGTTTGAGTATGGAAAGGGGCCAACACCGCCGCAGCATTTCAACTGCAGATCAACGACTGTTCCGGTGATTGATTATGAAAGGCTTGGCATTGAACCACCACCACCAAGTCAGCTCAGGCGACCAAATACCGCTTTTGGTCCATCTAGAACCACTCGGGGAGATACTGTGCCTGAAAATCAAACATATGGAGAATGGCTTGACAAACAACCTAAAAAAGTCAAAGAGGATGTTTTAAGCCCTGAAAAAGTTCCATACTTCAATCGACTGGCTAGAAAATACGGACCAACAGACGCCATTCGCAAATTTGTTAGCGAGGACGGGTCAGAGCTAACCTTGGCGCAGCTCAAGGAACTCTATTCCAATGGCAAAGCTGCACAGTAAGTTCCAGTTCACTGTCGAGGGCCAGCAGCCCAAGGCCAAGCCGAAGACCACGGCAAAGCAGAAAGCTGCTAAAACAGAAGAGACCAAGGGAGCTGCCTGATGCCTGGCTACAGCGGACCTAAGAAGCCTCAAAAACCTGCAG